GTTCCACCCATGTCACCAACAATTAAAAATTTCAAAATGCTTCATGGTTATTTAGAAGCTGAATTGGTTGCTTCTCGTATTCATGCTTCTCAAATGGGATTCATAACTTCACCTAGTGGAGATGAATATGTTGGAGATGTTGCACCAGAAAATGAATATACCCAACAGATGAAAGTAGAAGCTGGAACATTCCAACAACTACCTGCTGGTTATGACATCAAAACTTTTTCACCAGAACATCCAACCAGTGCCTTTGATACTTTTGTTAAATCTATTTTAAGACAAATATCATCTGGTCTAAATATTTCTTATCACAGTCTGGCTAATGATTTAACTCAAGTAAATTACTCTTCTATTAGACAGGGTGAATTAGAACAAAGAGAATATTTTAAAACAACACAAAAATTTATTATCGATCATTTCTGTAAACCTGTTTATGCAGAATGGTTAAAGATGGCGATGACTTCTACAGAGATGAATTTACCGATGGCAAAATACGATAAATTTAATTCACCTAATTTTCAGCCAAAAGGATTTCCTTGGATTGATCCATTAAAAGAAGTTCAAGCAAATATTCAAGGATTAAAAAATGGTATTGTATCCGTTTCTGATATTGCATCTAACTATGGTAAAGATGCAGAAACTTTATTTGAACAAATACAAGCTGATAAAAAATTAGCAGAAAGATTTGGTTTAGATTATATGTTCGAGCCTTTTGGAATGGCGATGAAAGATAATGATAATGTTCAAACTAGAGAGGAAGAGGATGGCGACTAATTTTCCAGAAAAAGGTGACGATAAAAAAATTTCTCTAAGAAATTCTAATTTTCCACAATTTGATTATAAGTTTGCAAAAGCCATGAAAGATAATACTCCTAAGATTTGGAGAGCAGGGGGAAATATTCGTGGTAATGAAGCATATGAATTTTGGACTAAAGCTAGAAATGGTCAAGAAACGGAAGGTGTCACTAAATGGATAAAAGAGAGAGAGGCTTGGGCTTCTCGACACTTTAGAGATGGTAAACAGTTTAAAGATGATCCAACCCTACAGCCAAATATGTCTAATGTCGCTGGAGTGGTAGCCCAAATTAAATGGGGTGTTATTGGAACTTTAGGTGAACAAAGAATGAAAGATGTCATTTTAGAATTGACAAAGAAGCAAGAAGGTAAGAAGAATATAGATAGTAAACAAGTTTCTGCGAGTGTGACTAAAGCCTTAGAGAAAAAGGTAAAAGATCACAACGAAGAAGTTAAGGAAAGCAAAGTAAAATGGAATGCCAGAACTACTTTGGCTGAATTAACAAAGGTAATGGAAAGAGGAATTGGTGCATATAAAACAAACCCACAAAGTGTCAGACCGAGTGTGTCATCACCAGAACAGTGGGGTTATGCTAGAGTTAATTCCTTCCTTTTCGCATTACGAACAGGAAGATTTCAAGGTGGTAAACATGACACCGATTTGCTACCAGAGGATCATCCAATGAAACCAAAGAAAGATGAGGAAAAGCAAATGGTTGATATACAAAAAAGACACATCATCGCTGTTTCAGAGGATGAAAATAGTGTCACAATTAAATACGGAAAATCAGATGATTATGAGAGTGGTCTGCAAAGTCGTGAAAAAGACGAGGATAAAATGGATCATTTAGAAGAAGAAGAAAAAGATGCTCATTATGATGATGAAGAAAAAGATATGCATGATGATGAGGAAAAAGGTGGTCACGATGAAGATGAGAAAATGACCGATGACAAAGAGAGAGATATGCACGAAGATGAAGAAGAAGAAGAAGAGGAAGAAGAAAAACAAGATAAAACCTTTTCGAATAATGTAGTATATAGACATTTTTCTCTAAAGTCTGAAGATAGTGAAATGATTGATGAGGATAAGAGAACTGTGAGAATAGCATTCTCATCAGAACAGCCTTATGAAAGAGATTTTGGAATTGAAATCTTAGATCATAGCAGGGCTAATTTAGAATTTATGGCTTCTGGAAATGCACCATTATTATTAGACCATGATGCAACGAAGCAAATAGGAATTGTTGAAAACGCTTCAATCGACTCTGACAAGGTAGGAAGAGCCACAGTACGATTTGGAAAATCACCACTGGCTGAAGAAGTTTTTAATGATGTGAAAGATGGAATACGCAGAAATATATCTGTTGGTTATGAAGTCTTTGATATGAAGGCAGTCGAGAAGGGAAGCGAGGAAGAGGGATCATCCAAACGGACTTTCAGTGTTGCGTTCAAGCCACTTGAAGCGAGCATCGTTTCAATACCAGCCGATACATCTGTTGGTGTTGGGAGATCAGCTTCCATTACTAATAACAATAGAATAGAAGGGAAAAAACAAATGTCCGAAGAAAAGACAGTAAATCCTAATGACATTCTAAAAGCTGAAAGAAAAAGAACAGATGAGATTTTAGCTTTAGGCTCTGAGCATAACTGCAAAGACTTAGCAAATGATCACATCAGACAAGGAACTTCAGTTGAAGAATTCAAAGGGGTTTTATTAAATCAAATCAAAGATAAGCCATTGGCATCTGGTCAAGAATTAGGTTTATCTCAGAAAGAAAAACAAGAATATTCTTTATTCAAAATGATCAATGGTCAATTATCTGGTCGTTGGGAAAACGCAACTTTTGAAAGAGAGTGTTCAGATGAAATCGCAAAACGTACAGGTAAAGCACCTCAAGGTATGTATGTTCCTACAGAAATCTTTGCAAGAGATTTAACACAGGGAACTGCTACTGCTGGTGGTCATGTAACACCAGACGTACACAGAGGTGATTTATACATTGATGCACTAAGAGAGCAGGCAACTGTTCTTAGAGCAGGTGCAACAGTATTTAGAGGCTTAAAAGGGGATATCAAAATTCCTCGTTTAACAACTAAAGGTACTGTTGGATTTGTTGCTGAAAACTCAGCAGTGTCAGAAACTAACCAAGCATTCGATCAAGTCACCATGACTCAGAGAGACCTTGGTGGTTTTGTAGATATCTCAAGACAATTAATCAACAACTCCAACCCATCAATCGAGCAGATCGTCAGAAACGACATGACAGGTCAAATTGCTCTTAAAATTGATGATGTAGCATTTGAAGGTGGTGGTACAAACGAACCTACAGGTATCACACAAACATCTGGTATTGGTTCAGTAGCAATCGGTACTAATGGTGGTGCTATCACTTATGATGCAACTATTGATCTGATCAAAGAAGTTGCTGTTGATAATGGTCTTAAAGGTGCGTTGGGTTATGCTGTGACTCCAGAGGTTGTTTATCAAATGAGAAAAACACCAAAGGTAGCATCAACTGACTCAATGATGATCATGGACACTGCTGATGCTCTTAATGGATATCCAGTATATCAATCATCACAATTACCGAAGGACTTAACAAAAGGTACTCTAAGTTCAACTGCTCATGCGATGATCTTTGGAAACTTTAATGATCTATTAGTAGGTTTCTACTCTGGATTAGATATTTTAGTTGATCCATTTACAGCCTCAAGTGCAGGTACAGTGAGATTAGTATTCTTCCAAGGTGTTGATATTGCTGTTCGTCATGCACAGTCATTTAGTGCAATCTTAGATATTGACGAGACTGCCTAAGTATAAATAATAAAACCAGCATCCCATTTTGGGGTGCTGGATTTAAGAAAGGTTATTATGAAAATAAAATTAATTAGAAATGTTTGCCTCGATGGGAAGTCTTATGAAAAAGACGATGTAGTTGATACCACTGATGAGAATGGTAATCAATTAATTAGAATGGGGAAAGCTATGCCATCAGACAGTCAAGACAAATCTATTGGTTTAAAAAAATCCAAACCTAAAAAGAAATTAGAAGTTAAGGATGAAAGCACCAGTAGTAGTATCTTGGATTGACTCTGGCTATGCCGACTCTTCTTGGATAGAAGCCAAGACAAGACTCAACAAACCCATGCCAACTGCTCATTCAGTCGGTTGGCTCTACCATAAATCAAAAGATAAAGTTATTTTATATTCTGCATGGTGTTCTATTGATGGTGAATATGAAGATGGTTGCGAAGGATCATTACAAGAGATTGCAACTAAAAATATTTTAAGTATAAAAGAATTATCATGGCAGTAGAAACAGCAGACGATAGAACTTTATTATTAGCCGACTTTGGTATCACAGCCACAGTCACACCAAGTGGTGGAAGTGCCTCGGATATTACTGTGATTTTTGATAATGAATATATAGATGTAGATATTGGAGAAGCTGGGGTACAATCTACTCAACCAAAATTTTTATGTAAAACAACAGATGTCTCTTCCTTAACCGAAGGAGATACTGCTGTTATTAATTCAACGACTTACTATATTCAAACTATCCAACAGGATGGAACAGGTATGAGTGAAGTCTTTTTGAGAGTGGCTAGCTAATGGCACATCAAAGAAAAACAATTAGAGATAATGTGATCACGACCTTAACAGGATTAACGACCACAGGATCAAATGTATTTAACACCAGAATACTTCCGAACTTAGAGAGTAATTTACCCTGTCTGAATGTTTACACGATTTCAGAGAGTAGTGAGGAAATAGACTTTTTATCTATTCAACGAGACCTAACTATGGCTGTTGATGGATATGCGAAAAATTCTTCTACAATAGAGGATGCCTTAGACACGATAGCCCAAGAAGTCGAAGATGCTTTGGGAACAGATGTGACTAGAGGTAATACAGCTTACGATACCTTTTTGACATCAACAGAAATGGACTTATCTACGGAAGGTGATATACAAATGGGTACAGTAAGACTTCAATTTACTATTCGTTATAGAACTGCTAAAACGGATAGTGAAAGTCATTCATAAGAAAGGAATATAAAAATGGCAACTATATATGGAAACAACGGCGAAATTAAAATTTCTTCTACAGCCGTTGGAGAGGTCAAGTCATGGTCTCTTACAATAAGTAGAGATACAATCGAAGATACATCTATGGGAGATGACTCTAAAAGTTTTGTTTACGGAAAAGCATCAGCATCTGGAACTATAGAAGTTCACTTTGATGATGATGACTCTGCTCAAGGAACATCT